CCTGGAGCAACCCTTGGATGATTTTCCTCGAATAGATACAGTCTCTTTGCCTCAAAGGCTATTGTAGTCGTGCTATATCCAATAGGAGTATTATTTGGCTTATAATTAGGGACAGAATGGACAGCATATTTAATATTAGGATGATATGTGCCACGCAGGACAATTACCAATCCTAGATTGTTATGATACTTTCGGAGAACATTTTTCTTATCCTCCATAGAAGGCGCTGCCTTGAATTCCTCAAATATTTCGTGGATATACTTCTGCATTGGATTAGAAATCTCCTATATCTTCTACCAGTTCTGCCATTCTATGCTTGGTCAGATATTGCATGATTTTCCCTTTTGAATTCTTTTTATCCAATGGGGTATCATATTCCTGGATGATTTGTTTGGTTATTTTTTCTGGGATATGTTTGAAATCGATCAACATGGAATTTCTTTTGTATCCAGGTTCTCTTTCAGCAAGGGAAGGATGATCGATATATTCCTTCATCTTCTTTTTGGTCAATGGCTTCTGTCTACCTTCATTAACAACATATACATTATCCATGGATAGAAAGTTTGGAATGCCATCAGATGAATCGCCTTTGAGTACCTTGATTGCAAGAAACTCATCGGCAGTCATCTTGTTGTTTTCGATAAAGGTTTTTGTGAGAGGGGAATATTGATGAATATTTTCATCACGGTGAAGCTGGAAGAAATCTTTGTCACCGGAAAGGATCAATATCTTACCATTATGGGCAAATCTGCTGCACAAGGTTGCAATGATATCATCGGCCTCGGCGCCATCAACATCAATCACCTTGTATGGGAAGTTTTCCTTTAGATCATTCTTCATCATTCGGACTGTATCGAATATCATATCCCAATCAACTAGGGAGTTGATACGTTTCTGGCGTCTATTGTATTTGTATTCGGGGAATACAGCCCGGCGCCAATAATTCTCATTGTCGCAACAGATAATGACCTCGTTGCCGAATTCTTTCTTGAACTTCTTTAGATACGATCGGAGGACCATCAACACCATCATCTTATGACGCTTGGCGTCATTGACAAAAGATTCTACCTCACCATCTTCTTTAAATTTACTGATAATCGCAGAAATAACCAACTGGGTGAAATCAACTAGAAGCATACCATTCTTTCTTTACGACTCACTATAGAGTTTACCTAGGTTAGGTTTATCCTCTCCATTCTTACAAAACACCTTAATATCTTTTATGGTGACAATTCTGTCATCCAATCGCATAGACTTCTGAAACTCGGGATCATTTCCTTTTATTAGGAATTGTTCCTTAAAATGAGTCCTCATTTCATGTGCCCGGGCCTCACATCGATCCATATCATAGGATAGAGGACCTGCATAGGCTGCTACCGTATTGAATATCGTGATAATAAACCAAACCTTCATCGCCTCAAACCTTTTAGATACGTGACTGCAACCTTCACTTCCGGTAAATTTTCATATCCTCGGAAACAATTTATCGCAGTATCTACCTTTTCATTGAATGCATCATCCAAACCTTTTTGATTTGATGCCATCCTTTCATACATTTCGTCATATTGTTCGTCATAATGACCCATATCAATCCTCCACCTTCAACGCCTCTCTAATAATCCTTAGAGTCCTATCCACTGTTCCTTTACAAGGACCGGAGACAAATTCACCACCAGATAATCCCTTTGGAATAAGAACTTCTCTCCAACCGGCAGATGCAGTGGACATAAGGGCGCCGAAACCAATTTCCAGACCCAATTTCTTCACTCTCTCATGATGGGCCGGGTCTGGAAAGGCAGGTCTTTCTACTAATTCAAAAACCTCCAGGGCTTCCTTTAGGGCTTCTTCCAAGGCTTTCATTCTCTTGCTCATATCAATTCACCTTCTAACGATCTTTTCCATTTGGTGTTGGAATAGGGCCCATTACAGTATGAATTTCATTTCTTTTGAATGTAGCACCATCTATTTCAAATAAATCTTTACCCCATTGAAAAGCCGTTTCCCAACAGTGATCCTCACTAATCTTTACCCACCAATATCTACCAATGCTTTTTGGTATCATATCAATTCACCACTTTCACAATTACCGTATCCTTATTCAGTCGGCCAGTCGCCTCGTATACGGTAGAGTTGATACTATCCATCAGAGTACGCAGAGGAACCTTACCAGAGTTAAGGACCTTCTCCAAGACAATCTCAGGCTTACGCACCTTCTTGGAAATGGACCGCTTTTCATCAAAGCCCTGAATAGTAGTCCCTTTGATATTTAGTGTCTCCTTCTCGGCCACATTGATAACAGACAAGACTCGCGTCTTGGTGTTAAACAACCAGACCTGGGATGCACCAATGATCTTATAAGGATCGACGGATGAAATCTTGTATTCATCATCCCGAGGCTTATATGACACCTTGGCAAGAACCTTACTCACTGAAGGCTTCTTCTTGGCACGAGGCTTTCGTGCCGCTTTCAGATTCAGTGCCAGGCGATCCGCATCTGCAACGATCTTTTGGATCAACTCGAAATAGGCAATAAACTCACTCTTTTTGAAGAATCCATAGGCCTCGGCAAGATCGCTACCCTTCTTGCATTCCGAGACTTGGATCAACTCATCCAAAAGATTCTCATACTTCTCTAGAATGCGATTGGCATGAATGCCTTTGATATCATTGGCCAGCATCCAATTGTAGGGATTGAATGACCAATCCTTACGATCAATCACATCTTCCAAATGTGCAATGTATGCGGAAGACGTATCGCGAGTCTTTTCATACACAGATGGCACATATTCGGACTTGATTTCAACTGGCGCAGCATCAGCAACCGCCTGTTGCTTGTCCGCCAATTCAATCAATTCCTCGATCCAAAGGACCAAGGCATCTTCCGATCGCTCGGAAAGATTGGCACCATTGACCTTCAAACGCGACAACCATCCAACAGCATTGAACTTGTTGGGATGCAAGGAAGAAACCTTCTGGATTTCTTCCTTTTCGTATTCCGCTTCACGCATATAGGCTAGCGTGAACTTCTGGGAATCCTCATTGTCGCAAGCATAGGTGTACCAAGTGTAGGCGCGAGCCAGTTCCGTATCGCTAATCACATCGCAATCAGGAAGGAACCGAGGTTCGCGGCCATACATAGCGATTTCAGCCACGTTTAACGACTTCATGTGTCCCTCTTTAATTCAGTCTGTACAGTATACAGAAGAACAAAAAGGAATGCAATTGTTTATTTACGGAAAACAAGTTTTTGGTCATTGGCGAACAATCTTTTCCTCTTTCTGTTCAATACAGGAAAGGTAGCAATTGCCGTCATTTCATTATTGATATCAGGTTCCTTGAAGGTGACAAACCTAACTCTCTTGCTGGTTAGATAGGCAGCCTTGGCGTGAAGGGCGGCCTCATTAGGAACGGAACAACACCAAAAATACAATTCATCCGTTGGAATGTTAGCCTTCTGTAATTCCTTACCCAGGACAAGGGCAACATGAGAATTTTGGACGAGCTGGTATTCAGGTGTCAAATCGGCACGGACATAAAAATGAGAATAATAATTCCATGAATGTGTGTCAGGAAGACGATATTGGAGACGCTCCACGATGGCAGCAAACAATTTTTCATCAAATCCTTCCATAAAAGGATGAAATACTGTCTTTCTACCAACTCGGAGGTCAAATTTTAGGGCCTGGGCTGCCTCTACAATCATATCCCAATGGCGATGATTTCTCTTTGCAGGAGTAAAGGCAATATTGATGTATTCAACGGTACGCTTGAATACCATGTTGTCATATTCTTCTGGAGAGTGATCAGCGTAGGAACCATATGATCCTGAAGGAAGTTTAGTCTTTTTCTCAATATCAAACATGGCACGAACAATGCAATAGGCAAGTGTCAATTCCGAGGTAATTTGCTTATTTGTCGCAGCATGTTTCCAAGTAGTATGAATAGTGGCCATTATGTATGTTTCCAAATGTATTGTTCAATCATTGATGGAGTAATTGGTATGGTATATTTGTCATCATAGAAATAACCCAAAATATCAAAATGGGTACACCTATTTGGTCCTACACGCTTACCATCCTCATTCTGGATAACAATGTTAGAATTACCTATCTTATATCGATAGGTCTTATTTTCCACCACAATCTTTCGCCAATTCTTCGCCTTACGCATGATATTATCCTTTTTGGTCCTGCCTAGGGGATTCGAGCCCCTATCTCACGGTTTTAGAGACCGGTGTAATGACTTTATACTAAGGCAGGATTACTGAACCATTCAGGGACTTCCCTATTAGTCCATTTAGCAAAATCGGATTTCTCGCCGATATAATAATTCCTATATGATCGGACTGGATTACCTTCTACTTTGTATTTATCAGGCATACAAAGAGGAAAAGGCGTCATTTCAATTCCTCCAATAGGAGGAAGTTCGAATAAATCACCCGCCATAAATTCACACTTATGGACTCTACCATATCTATGGGTATATTCCATGCATAGACCAGCAAAATGGGAATACAACCACATATAATTAAATGCCGTTTCGCGTGCCCATATTGCACATGGATGATTGGCATGAGTAGTCTTGTATATTCTCGTGCCATGATCAGGCTTGACAATATTCCATGTAGTGGATAACAATTGTGCAGTTTCCAATACCATCTTAACGACATGTTTGTCGCACATCATTTTGGCAGCATTGACAGGATTATAATCCAATACAAAGATGTTCACGGCTACTTCCTATTCTTTCTCGCCTTACGACGCTTCTTAGAACCAATCTTCCTGCGACCCTTACGTGGTCGATTCTTGTGTGGATGTGCCATTATTAATATCCTTCTTTACAACATATGATCCCCATCGACCATATTTAGTTTCATGTGTGTTACATTTATCACAATGATACATTTCTGAACCCATCATATCGGTAGAATACCATCCTCGATCTTTACAAGGTTCACATTTGTATTTCAAGTTAATATCCTTCTCTTTCCAACATGTTAGCCAATTCATTCATATCCCGCTTAAACAGTTTGGGATCATATTCGTATTTTTCAACTGGAAAAACGGCAGGGATATTACTATTATCCCATTCCCATTCAATATCCATATCCTCGAACCCTTCACGGACTCGACCTTTACGGAATGAGTCCAGGGCCGCGAGTTTGTTTCCTGTTTCCACTCCAAATGAATCCGGCCATACAGTTTCATTAATATCCGATCCAAGGCGCATTGCCATTACAGAACCAGCAAGACACACCACGCATCTACCCAGTTCGGCATCTTGTTCATGCCAGGTATACATTTTAACAATATATCCAGGAGTATTCTCCGCCCGGTGCAAATCAATAAGAGCAAGACGGATCAATTCAGAGGGCTTGTTTGGAAGATCGATCATAATACATCCTCATAATCAAGAATCATTTTGTTTTTACGGAGAACTTCCTTCAACTTTTCATCGGTAGAAAGATCGGGGAAGTCCAGAATTTTGCCAGTATCCAAGTCAATGGCGATTTTGATATAATCATCACCGCCTATGCCTAGACTTTCAGGTACATATCCTTCGTGTTCCACATCTAAATGTGGAATTGACGTGAAACTACAATCAGAACATTTACCGGTGATATGTAGTATACGTGCCATTATATGTATATCCTTTATTTAATCAAAATGTGATGGGAACAATTTGGATTGGGACAAGTCAGAAACATACCAATATCACAATCACCAGTATAATCGCAATTATACTTTCGTTCCACTAATTCACTATTGGTATATTCAATTTTTGATGCACATTCATTACATGAAACATGCCGAATCTTTTTTTCATCAATACCAATTACTTTAGCCATTATACACCATCAATGAAATAGTTAATGCATTCCAAT